GTAGATGTTTGCTCCTAAAGCAATGTTCATTGTACCCAGCCCATTCATTGTAACAGAAGAGTTGGCAAAAGACATATATTTAGTTAAGGCTATATTAAACCCACTACATTCTATTGTTAGTTTTTTACTACTAAAGTCAGTAGTATTTGAATAAACAGCATCAGTTTCTAATGTTATATCTATTATTGTTGCTGATGAACTAGCAGCATAATTTATTGCACCAGCTAAAGTTTGAAAAGGAGTTGCATTAATAGTATAATCAAAAGGTGTAAGACCATCATTACCTGTACTAGCATTAACAATTAAAGTAATGTGTGAGTAATCACCCTCTACTAACATCCAATCTTCTCCTTGAAAAACTTCAAATTTTCCAATTTGTGTATTAAAACCATGAAGTCCTATTGTTGGGTCAGCAGGTCTTGAATCAGTAGTCCATGAATTTACTACTGAGTCTCCTCCACCTGAAGAAAGTGCTATCCACTCAGTACCATTATAGTAATATAATACTGGATTATCTTCATCTGAATTATCTATATAGATAGAACCTATTCTAGCTGCACCCTCTGGAGGTCCATCACCTATTTCAGAACCTACACAACAGCACATAAACTGTTTTATAGATTTCTTTATAAGTTTAACTACATATGCTTCTGTTAATTTCATTCTTAGTTTATTTTAGCAAATTGATAGTCAGTTAGACTTACAGCATTTTCCATAGCTACAAGGTGTAGTGTTTGACCAGGAGTAAGAACATTACTTACACTATCCAGTAGTGTATTAGCACCTAAAGTAATTGTTACATTACCAGAACTTTTTAAATTTTGTACAATTAATGTCTGTCCTATCATACCTGAATATATTGTATCCATTGTAACAACAGTTGTAGTACTAGTAGGAGCAATTGTAGTAATCATTCCAAAGCTAACATATGTTGCTCCTGCACCAGAAGTTTTAAAATTAACTTGATATTTAGGAGCTGATAAATGTTCAGTTATTCCTGTTGTAACACTATTGAAACCTTCTGATATCTTATCATAGTTAACAAGCTCTGTAACTGATACAGTTCCATTACCATTATCTATAACCCAGAATATCTGACTATATAGATTATCAACTATAAAATCTGGACCCCAATAGGTATTTCCACCTCCTTCAACTCTTATAATAGCACCATCTCTACTTCTTAATGGAATATTATTAGTATCTATTGCCCAAGTAAGCATTTGCTCAGGGGTTATAGTATCAGATTCAGCTTCTTCACCAATAATGATATCTCTTTCTGTCCTATCAATAGTAAATACTTTTTCAAGATCTCTATCTACATTTACTTTAATTATATGATTCTCATTCATAGATTTCTATTTTAAAAACTAGGGCTGTTGATATACTTGAAGCTATGTTTGCAATACTATCAATTCCATCATTAAAGGTTATTCCAACTGAAGTGCTATTCTTTTTAGAATATGATGCTGCAAAATCATTACTGAATGTTTCTGTTTGACAACCTAAAACAATATAGTTGTTTGTATAACCCCCAGTTAGTGAAAATGCTCCTGATCCAAAACTTAGGGTCCTTCCTGTATTATTAAAGATTGTATTTATTGTTACAGTTATTCCATCTGAGGAGTATGCAGTCCAAACTATTGTTTTAGGGAAATTATTATTTCTTTTCTCTATAGTAATAATGTTTATGAATCCATCATCTGTTTTAGATACTTCCCACACCCAATTGTAATCAATCTCATGCATATAAGTATCTTCAGTTGGAGTTCTATATATTACTAATGAACCAGTCCAATCTTCTTCTTCTACATTAGCAACCATCCAATCTGCTGCTTCAGCACTTGTTGGATTCTCTGGATCAGCAAATGCAGCATAAGGCATAAGTATTACCTTAACAGGAACAGAAGTATCTTCTTTATTAATTATTAACTTTACTTTATTATTCTCCATTATGGATTACATGTTGGTACTATAATTATTGAATTTTCTCCTGCTGGTATATCCACATCTATATCATAAGTGAATAGACTACCTACTACAGATTTATTTAAAAACCATGAATTGGTATAAACTACATAAGTAGTAGTACCTGGACAAGTAGAAGTAAAGAAATCATCTAAATCTAACTCATTATCTACTGAACCTGGTTCACCTGGAATATTAGCAGCAATAGGAGTATAGTAATCTCTTACTGGTTCTTCTATTCTTGTTATATTAGTTCCAGCTTCAAGGTTGGTTACTTGCCATACATATTCAGGATTTAAAAGATCATTGGCTACAGAGGGTCTATTATAGATAATAATAGAACCATCTCTCCTAATAATAGGAATGTTAACTATATTACTTGCCCATGTAAGAACCTCAGCATCTGTTGGATTTTCATCATCTGCAAATGCAGCTATTGTAATAACAAACTTTCTTTCCATCACCATTGCAGCAGGAAACACCTGAGTACTATGGAAGAATGGTTCAAAGGTTACTGTAGCTGGTCCAGATGTATCTAAAGGTGACTCACCTGTAGGAGTACAAATTATTTTATATTGAAAACTAGCTTCTAAGAACTTATCTATTATAAACTGAGCTATATTACCAGAACCTGTTTCCTCATCCCATGTATCTATAAAATCCTCATCTATGTTTACTAAAGACTCTTCTATTAACTCATAAGTAGTTACACCATGAGTACAAGGAGTATCATTAGTAGTTACATCATAACAGTAGCAACTATTAGGATCATTAACAGCATTAGCTGAAGGAGGACAAGTAGTTACTGTTACTGTCTCTGTAAAAGTATTATTGTCAGGATCTGGATCAACCAAACTTCCTTCAATAGTAGCCTCATTAACAAATGGAGCTTCAGTAACATCTATAATCTTAGTATTGATTTTAAGAGTTACTTCCTGTCCAACAGTAAGTAATCCAATATCCCAAGTTACAGTTTTAGTACCTGTGTTATATGTAATTGTACCAACATTAGCTGGTATAGTATATGCATTTAAATACTTAATACCATCAGGTAGTGGATCTGTTACTACATTTTCTGTAGAATTAAATCCACCATTATTCTTTACTGGTATTGTCCAGGTATATAAATCATTGTTTTGAGTTACTTGCCCCATTGTTATATTATATTTTATTTATTGAAAAATTTCCAGGAGTAAGGTATAGTCCATCTGGATTTAATAATTTTTTTTCTGTTATATTCAGACTATTTGGTATTTCATCTATTTGCACCAAATAAAAATCTTTTTTATTATACCCTAATAAACCCAACTTAGTAGACATTAGAAAACTTGTATTTCCTTCTTGTACATCTGAATAATTTTTAAGTCTGTTATCAAAGTAATTATTATATGTTGTTAATTCATCATTAACTATATTAATTACTGTAAGTTTGTTCCCTCCATCATCCCATTCACTAAGAAGATATATTTTATTACCATGTCTTATGAATAAGTTAGCTCCTGTTGAATCAGTTTTGGTATAGTTATCTATTTCTTTTTTAAATACTGGTTGTCCATTACTAATATTTAAATTAATAGTATATAAACTTAATTTATTGGTATATGGAATACCTGCAAGTAATAACATTTCATCATCTTTCCAATATGTAGCAGCAAACAATTCCTCTTTTGGTTTTAATTGATATATATAAGAATGAGGTCTTTCAGAGCAATTTAAGAAATTATATTTATTATATAATCTTATTCTCCCATCATTTGTAGCAAGTTCTGAAATAAACTGATTCATAAACCCTTCTCTTGACATACCATTAATTGATAATTGAATATCAGAAGGAAATACACATTCATTGTTATTTGCTTTTCTTACAGATGTATTTGATACTTTGGCTTTAAAAATAATGTTCTTAAATTCTGGAGTTCCATTATTAGTTAATGTCATTTTGCCATAACTTAATGTTACTTCATCTTGAACAGATTCACAATTTCTACTATTGAAACTAAATTCTGTATAACTAGACACACAATCATTACTATCTGTTATTATTACTCCTACTTTATGTGTAGGTTTCATATTAATAAAACAATGTTTATTTGATTGATTATTAACTTCTATTCCATCTATAAACCATCTATAAATATAAGGTGCTTTACCATTAGTTATTTGTGCAGTAATACATCTTTCTTCACCAAGACAAGATGACCCTGTACTAATTAGATTTATAGTAAAATTACATCCACATTTTTCTGTAGTAAATCTTAATGAATCTATGTTATTAGATACAATAAAACTTGTTATGACATTGGGATCAATAACAATAGTGTTGTCAACCACAGCAATACTTTTACCATTTTGATCTATGGCACTATTTATAAAATTAAAGATATAATATCTATAATTAAATATTTTACCTGTTTTTTGACAAAAAGTCCTAATTAATTCTATTGAATTTCTTCCCTTAGCCATTATTGATTAAATGTTACACCACCAGAGTTTTTAAATCCAACTCCAGATTTTGTTATTTCTAAATCTGTTTCCATATCTGTTACTGTACCAGTACACTTATCACATACCTCAGTAAGACTATCATATTCCACTCCTATACATAAATCAGGAATTGTTATATTTAAAAATCCTGTTGATACTAATCCCCAGAAACTACAATGAATTTCATACTTAATAGGTAATGGTATTCCAAATATTGGTGCTGAAGATATACTATAAGCTAATACTCCTAAACTACTAATTGTAGCTGAAGTAATACTTGAAGGATATGATACAACATCATATGTTAAAGTTCCTCCAGTACATCCTGTAAGTACAGAACCTACTTTCATATCTGAAGTAGAAGATGCTCCACAAGTACTATTTATATTGGCTGTAACTGCTGTTAAACATAATCCAGTATCTGGATTACAAGTAGCACAGTTAACATCAACACATAAGTTTTTAAATCCTATTTTAACATTAAAGAAAACAGATGTGTTTTTAACTACATCTTTAACCTTAATATTAACACTAGCATATTTATTTATTGGTAATTCTGGAACACTTGTAAATGAAAGAATATTATCTGTAATCAATAAATCTTTAACTCCTTTTCCATTTGAACTTAATGTAAATAATAAATTATCTGCTATATATCCAGAAGGCATCTTTTCAAGTAGATCAACAGATCCATTTTGAAAATTAGCAGTTACTGAATCAGCAGGTAATACAATTAGATTTGGATATCCAAAGCAATTACTACAATTTGGTTTTGGTGGTACTGGTGGTCCATATATTACACATGAACATCTTTTACTAGCCATTAACATTTACATTTTATACAACTAAGTTCATCAGCTGCCTTTTTTAAAAAATCTATTGCTTTCTCAGGTTTATTAAACCTAGCATTTACTTTGACACTATCTAAAAGAAATTCAATATGTTGTATTTGTTCAAAATCTTTAAGATCATTTAAATCTGCTTGAGCAATTAAATGATCTAATTTACAAGATAATTTACAAGTATTAGCTGAATTTCTTATATATTCATTGCCATAATTACTATACTTAAAACAGTAAACACCATCTGTGAAGGAGAAGTTCTTATTACCTAATAAATCTTCTGCATTAAATACATTAGCCTTGTCAGTAAAGACTTCAACATCTACTCCTGTATCAAATCCAGGAAATGTTATATTAACAATATAAGAAGTGGGTTTCACATTGGAAACCCACGAACTTACATCTTGGTATATTAATTTCTTGCAGTCAATATAGGAGAAAATAAAATCATAATTTATTATTCTCTCTTGCATGATTAATTATTTATTAATCTTCACAACCTGAAGCTAAACATAATGCTTCTGAAGCAAATGCTCCTGCACCTTTATTACTTGGTGTAACTACACAATCCCCAGTTGTACAAGTATAACATTGTTGTACTACAAATGCTGGAAGTGTTTTAACACAACCTGAAGCTGTATGTGTAAGTGTGATTACTTTAGAACCTGCTGTAAGTGCATCATTGACAGCTAATGGAGTAGCTGAAATAGCCATAGTTACACCAGTTAAATTACCAGCAGAACCTCCCATAACAAATCCTGTTACACAATTATAAGATGGAGTATATGTTCTTCCTGCATAAGGATCTGGAACACATGAATTTAAATCTGTTTGATTAGATGAATCCTGATCACCAGTTAACTCATTAGTCAAAACTATAGATCCACTTCTAACAGCAATAGTATATGAAGTACCAGTTACCTGATCTTTTAATCTAATTAAATTTTCACAACAATCTATACCACAACATTTAGCTTCTTCATTAAGAGCATCTTCTAATGTTTGATGTCCCTTTCTTTCTCCTCTTGAACTTTTAGAATAGAGTACTCCTCTTTCTACTTTAACTTTACTCATTTTTTTATTTTTTTGTTTTTTGGTTAAGATTAAATTCTAAGAGGATTTTACACCTCTCAGAATCTAAACAAATTAAAATTATAAATCAAATCAATTAAAAATGCGTGTGAGCATAGTTCAAATCAGGCAAACTATTACAGAAGTTATCATTAAAGTATTGATTAAATGCATTAGTGATTGCTGTCTTAGTTGTTGTATCTCCATTTGGAGTAAGGATAATAGTAGTTCCATGTAATACATTCATATAGTTTGAAAATTCCATAGCAGCTACATTAGCAGTATGTTCAATAACTAAAGATGCATAATCAACTCTTGGATTAACTTCTACTGCATTTACTCTATCTCTTTTTCCTGGTAATCCTAATGGACCATAATGTCTATTATCTCCATTTTGAGTTCTTCCTGTTCCACCATTAGCAGAGTTATATTCTCTTAATGCCCAAGTAATTCCTAAACCAGATGGTTGAGTAGCTAATTGAATATCTTTAATTGTGAAAGGGAATGGAGTATTTTTTCCACCATAGATGTTTACATCTCTTGTCAAATACCTTGGAGGCATAAGATCAATATAACAACTATGATCAAACTCAATTGGTCTTGCCATTACTCTAAATCCAAATGTAGGAGTTATTGTAGTACCTTCTGCATCACATAACAAACTATCAGCTGCAATATCAATTGCTTCAAATGGATTGGATGTTGAACATGCAGTTAGTGCAACAGTTCCACCAACATTATTTAAAGTTTGTAAAGTACCAATAGTTAAACAAGTATTTATTTCTAATTGGTAAGGACAACAAGCACCTGTAGATTTAAGTACTGTAGCAGTACCTTTTCCACCTAAAGCAGCTGTAATCTGATCTGCTACATATTGTAGTTGACCAAAAGATGTATAGTTTGCATTACCAGCAATTGTACTAAAATCAAATGGTACAAGATCACCATCAATATTAAGACCTGTAATACCTTGTACATAAGCACAACCTTCACAAGCAGTAGCTACTGAAGATAAACAGAACTGATAAGATGTTGAATACAAAGGAGCAAAAGCAAAAGGAAAATCCTGTTTAGGGAATGGTCCAGTTCTTAAATTCTTTCTCCTATCCAATCTTACTGGATTATTAATCTGATCATTAAGTGACTTAATAAATGCACTACAATCAAAATCATCATTACAAGCACCACACAATTCAGAAGGTACATAACCTGTAAAATTCCAAACTGGGTTTGTTTGATATGGAAACTCATTCATTGTACTATGATCAGTAACAGTAATATTAATAGCCACTGGTTCATTAACATCTAAGCATTTAGTTAATACAGCATCTTTAATAGCTGTAAGACCACAAGATGCATCAGAAGCAATTGCTGATTTAATATGACAACCATACATAATATCACCAAATGATTTTCTAATAGCTGTGGAATAACCATCACCTTTTCCATCATAACCTACACCAAGCACAAATCTTCCATTATCTGTTTTATTCCATGTTGCAGGATTGATAGTAAGATTAGTTACTGGATCAAATAAAACTATTTGACCTGGAGGAACATTTACTGTTGGACCTTTACCAGTTGTATTAAGATCATTATAAACCTTAACTCCACCAGCTGCTCCAAAAAATCCTAAATTACCTTTAGTAACAAGAATGTTTTCTCTAATTTTTCTAGACATTATCTAAATTTTTAAAATATTTATTATTAAATTTTTATTTTTGTTCTCCACCCAGAAATAAGTTCTGAGTAAAAAGTATTTTGTTTAATTGAGTTTGATAATCTTGTGAATCACCAACATCTCTCATAGCAATTAATGCTGCTATGTCACATATAACTCTCATTTGATCTGCTGAATCTAATAATAAACCAGCATCTTCATTTATGATTGTTCCATCTGCATCCTCATATTGTCCATCTTCTGCAAGTGAGGCTGTTGTAATTCTTGGATGTTTTTTAATATAATCTATCATTATTTCAGATATACTAAATCCATCTTGGTAAACATCTAATTTTTTATTAGTATTTAAAAGTCCTATAGTTTCTTCCCATTCAAATGATGGTTTAAGAAAAGGACTTCTTAATGCTTCTGAAAGCTTTTGATGTTGTATCCTTCTTACAATCAAGACTTTTTCATCACACTTAGGTTTGCTAGCCTTTGCTAATATTCTAAGTATTTTAGTCTGATCAGATGGTAATTCTGCCTGTACCTTTCCATTTTGTAAAACTACAGGCAGAACTTTATCTCTTACCATTAAAGGTTCTAAATTAACAGCAACATCATCTCTTACTTCAAAAAGTATAAGTGAGTTTTTTACACTTATTTGTAAGGCTTCATTGATCATTTGATCTAATATAGGTACAGTTAATTTCTTACTGTAATCTGTATTTAATCTCTGTATCCTCCTCCTTACTTCAGATTGTAAGATTGTAGGTGCTATCATTAAGACTTTTCTTTAACAGCATTAATTATTTGCTCAAGGGTTTCCTTGTTATTAATATTATCTAAGAACTCTGTAAATTCTTTTTCATCCTTAGCAACAAGATTACCATTATATGTATATCCCTTACCTTTATCAAATCTAACAACTGAAGCAGTCAAAGACTTTTTAATTAAAGCTTTAATTGACAATGTTTCATTGTTTTCATTAATAAGTAACATTACTTTATCTCTATTGTATAATCCATCATCACCTCTGTGTTGAGATTTAATGAAACTATGCATAGCTAACTTTAATGAATCTGGATCATTAACTTCAGAAGGTTTAAATCCTAATGCAGTTGCAATAGTAATCTTCTTATCATTTACTAAACCACTAAAAGCAACAATAGTATCTATCTCACTATTAACCTGGTTTAATTCATGTTGTCTATCTCCTTGTTCATCAGTTATAATAAACTTAACATTACCTGCTAAAAGTCCATTTCCTTTCTTACCAAATCTCATGTTATTTTCAATAGAATTTAATAAAATCCTATCTTCTGGAACATCTTTCATTAGTGAAGTCTGACCTTCAGCACTAAGTACTCTCAATCTTGAATGATTAAAGAAAGCATCATATCTATCCATGATATCTGCTTTCTCAATCTTATCTCCTTTTCTTGGACCTCTTTCATATTGAAATCCACATCTTTCAACAAGTTCATTAAGTTCAGAAGCAGCCATATCTATTTTCCACCTTCTTGTAGTTGCTGACCATTCAGGTCTTGTTGCTACATAAGTGTTAGGATACCTATCTCTTAATTTACCATCAGCTGTTGATACTAACTTACCATTTTGATCATAGTATTCTATGGTTGACTTTGCAGTCTTAAAATGATGTTTAATATTCTTTGCTGGTTTAATTACTACTCTATCTATCATTTGATTTATATTTATGTTTTAATTTGATTTTTGATTATAGAGTAATAGCTGGTCTGAATACTGCAAGTTTAGTTACATCTTTAACTCTGATACCATAAGTATCTTTGTATAAAAGATCATACCAAGCACCATCATGTGTAGCTGTATATCCACCTGTTCCATTTATAGGACCTGAAGGAGACCAAACACCACATAGATAAGTATAAACTTGTTGTGAACTTGTTCTTTCCAACATTTCAATGTTACCATTGACACCATTACCCATACCATAATCTAGTAAGTAAAACTCAAAAGATGTTAAAGGTAAGTTAGTATCTGGATCAACAATACCACCATTCAATTCTCTACTATCAAGGATTGCCCAATGTTCTACTCTAAGTGAACCAAATGGAAAGAATGCAGTTTCTACAGCATGTGCAGTATTAACTTTAAATCCATTCCAGTTTTTATTATCCCAAGATGCTGCTGGTTTTGTAAAGTCTTTAAATTCTTGAGGAACACCACTAACTGCAAATTTCTCTGTCAACCAGTTTCTCCATAATCTAAATCCACCAATACCAGTGTACATTACTATATCTCTTTGAGCATATGGTACTTTATCATCAAAGATACTTTCAAGGAACTCCTCAAACATATCAATAGATCCACCATATCTTGGATAAGTAAATTCATTACCATCTTCCAAGAACTCAATTAAACCAGAACCTCTTTGAATTGGATTACCAGAAGTGCTATCAATGATGTTTCCACCAGCTGATCTTCCATAAAACAATGTATGTTCTTTTTCCATTTTATTATCTACTACAAACTGTGCTTCAATTTGAGTAATAATTTTATCTGGATAATCTTTATTTTTAATAGGGTTTCCTGATTCATCACAAGAAACAATTCTTAACATTAATTCATGTCCATTATCTGTAACAGTAGCTTTCTTAGCTACCCTTGATAATTCAGATTCAAACTCCATCCAAGATAGACCAGAAAACATGAAAGATCCATAAGCTCTTGAAGCTTCACCTACAGCAGAAGATGTCTTAACCCATTGTAATCCTGGTTCAAGCAATTCAGGTGGGAAATAAGTATCTTGATTAGAATTAATATACTGAACTACATATTCAGTACCTTCAGCATGTCCGTTAGGAGCTTGCATTACCCTTACTTCACAATCCTTAGCAATAAAAGGTGCTAAGACATCAGATTCTACATAAGTGTCCACATCAAGTACAATACTGAAAGGAGTAGATCTAATCCCAGGAGTAGCAGAGTTAGTTGTTTTGAATTTAGCAATAGGATTGATTTTACCAGTCCCTTTAAGTTTCCACTTGACTTTATTTGCATCTACTTTTTGTACCCTTCCTGATTTAGATAGAAAATCCATTAATGGAGTTTTACCTGAAGTAATAGAAGGGACTGCTGTAGAAATTGTTTCCATCATAGGTCCAGTTAAGTCAACAACATTCTGGGCGTATGGATTTCTTGAAAGTAATACGTTTTCTGTAGCTACATTACCCCAATAGTTTGAATGTGCTGATTCTTCATATACTTTAAATTTACTTACTAATGGTCTCATTTAAATTATTTTTTATATATTAAATTCTCCAACCATTCTAGAATCATTCTTAGTTCCTATTGATTGATAATTGTTATTTTTGTTTATAGCTTTTTCCTTGTTTGCTGAATTTGTTAACTTTGCTCCAAGAACATCATTAATTTGATTATCTCTAACTTTAACTACTTTACTTGCAATCTTATCAAATTTAAATCCATCTAATAGAAGTTTAATAAAAGTAAGTTGCCATTCTGCATTATTGTTATACTCATGAAGTAATGCTTCATACTTAGTCATCTTAGCTTGTTTCTTTCTTCCATTCTCATCTTCATACTCATATATCTCAGTTTGATCATAAATTGCTTTCTCAATATTCTTAGCTTCTTTATCAGTAATCTCAATACCCCCAAGAACTTTATTTTTTAGAATATCACTAATAACTTGTTTATTTTTATTGTATTCTGCTTCTTGTTGTTCTTGTCTTTGCTTAGCTTGTAATTGATTACTTTCAATTAGTGCCTGGTCTTTCTGTGCAAAGTAACCTTGTGCTTCTACTGCTTCTTCATAAGTTTCCCCATTACTTTTGGCTAAGTCCAATAACTTATCTACCTTATCATCAGAGAATCCTTTATCTTTATAAAAAGCTTTAATTAAGATTTCTCTGTTAGTAGTATCTTCATCATCTTCAATATCCAATTGAGAATAAGATTGATTTACAAATGTTTGTTGTAGTTCTTCTAAAGTACCACCATTTCTAAGAAACTCAATATCTCTTTTAAACTGTTCATTATATCCAGCTTTACTATAATCTTGTTCTAATTCAGGTTTAACTTCATCTCTAATTTTTTCCCTAAGAGTTTCTAACAACTCTCTACTTGACATATTAGGTTTAATCTCAGTTGGATCAATATTTAATCCTTCATCAGCATATGCTTTTAAGATAAGTGCAGCTGTACTAAACTCAGTATCATCTACAGTTGGAGTATCATCCTGCTGTACTACTTCTGGTTTTGTATCAGGTTTTACTTCCTCTACTACTGGTGCTTGAACTTCAGCTATAGGATCATTTTCTCCCATCTGATTGTTTACTGCTTCACTAACAGCACCTAAACTCCAGGCATCAAACCCAGGTTCAATATCAACTGAAGCAATTTCTTTACTTTCTGTATTTTCCATTTTTAATTATTTGTTTTATTTGGTTTTAATTTACTTTTTTTAATATCTGTATCCGCTTTTAATTTTGCCTGTATTAAATCAGCAGCAATTTGTTTAGCTTGTATTTCTAATTGTAAGATTCTATTTTTATTATTTTCTTCTCTTGTAGCTTCTATTTCTTTTTCTTTTAACTCAAGATCATCATTAATATTATCTTGATCTATATCTTTCTGATTAGCAAACTGCATAGCATCAACTAAAGATCTTTCATAAGCAGCATCAATATCCATTTGTTTTAATTGTACTACTCTATCATGGATTGTTTGTTCTCTCTTATCTTGAGCTTCCATCATCTGTTGTTGCATTTGCTGTTCATGTTCTCTTTGTGTCTGTGTCTCTTGTTGTCTTCTTTCTTCTGCTTCTTCTGATATATTAATAGATTCTGCTGCTGACTTAGACCATAAAGATTTCATATATTCAGGATAGTTTATTGCTCCTGATTGTACCATAGTTCCTAATATTGTTTTATTAAGTTGTAGGTTCTCTTGATCATCAGCTGAATTAGATATATAAACCCCTAATGTAGAATCTACTAATAATCTATCATCAGTTTCTAATTCTGCAATAGACATATCATCTAACACATATGTTAGAGCTGCTGGATTTAATCTAAATTCTGTTTTAGCTAACTTAACAATATGTGTTAAGAAGTTCTCTTGAACTTTATTAAAAGTATAATATAAATCTTCTGTCTGTGACAAAGATTGCATTATGTTTTGTTGATTATTAGTAACAGTCATGTAAGGACTAATTTGTCCTAACCTGGAAGGATTATAAGACATTGCATGTGCAGCATCTTGTTTAATAGTTTCCATATACTGTAAATATCCTGCTAATTCAGATGCTCCACCTGATAAGTTTATTTCTTTAAATAACTGTGCTTCATGTGGTGACATGTTAGTAGTATCAATAAGAGCAAGACCTTCTTTAAAGAATCCCATCCATTTTCCCCAAGTCCAATCTTTAGGTTTAGATGCAAAAGATGTCATTAGAAGTTTACCTCTATCTGATTTTATTAAATGATTTACTTTAGATCTAATAACATTATAATCATAAATATAAGGTTTAGCTTTATCCAAAGGTGCTAAGAACTTAGATTCACCATAGAAATTATTCCAAGCTAATCCATAATAAGGAAGTTTAACATCAAATGGATTATCTAAGGATCTATTCTGATCTGGTATAATACCTTTTAATAAATAAACTGCGTTTGTAGAAGATCCATAATGTATCTTAACTACTTGATGTAATTGTGGTATCCATACTTCTCTTTCTTCAATATCACCAGAATTAGGATTAAACTGATAATCTCCAGTTAACCAGTGATTAGTTTCTTCTCCACCTTCTTCTTCAGATAATAATCTAGTTATATATTTAAACTTTGTAAGTGCTTTAAATACAACATGTGTATGAACAATAGGTGCAGTACCATCACTACCATAAAATACTTTTTTATAAGCATTTTGCATTTTCTTTTGTCCATCTTTAGTAAGCATATCAGCATTCTCCAAACCATGATGTGTTGGATGAATAGCTACTTCTGTTACTAACTTAGATTCAATGTAATCTTCAACACCAGTTGCTGCAAAGAAAGTATCATAGAAATTATCTAATTTCTCCTGATCTTCTTTTGTAAGAATAGAACCATATCTTTTATATACTTCTGGAAATGATATATTTTCTTCATATACACACCAATCAGCATCTTCTATAAAATCTATATTCTCTGATCCTCCCCATTTAAATTTAGTAGGTTTAACTAATTCAGCCACAACTCTACCATTTCTTATCCCACCATAAAAAATAGGTAATCCTGTAAGAATAAGGTTTTTAAATCCTTGATTGAATTTATATTTGAGTTTTAATTCTCTAATATAATATTCCATTATTTTTTGACCCTGTATAGAAGAAGCACCTTTAAATTCCTTTCTCATATACTTATGTATATCTTTGGGAGTCATTGCTTCTACTTGTTGGCTTATCTGTTCTTGTGCTTGTTGTGGATCTCCCTGCATTGGTTGACCAGTTTCTGGATCTGTTTGCCCAGCCTGAGCTTCCATTTCTGCTTGAACCTGTTGTGTAACCTGATCAATAATAGGTTGTATAATTCTTTGCTGGATACTTGATTGTACAAGTTCCTGTCTTTTTCTTTTTATTTCATTTAACCCATTCTCCGATACATCTACACATATTGGTACAAATGGTCTTTTCTCTTGATCTCCAACCATTGAAGAAGCAATAGAAGCAATGATATCATAATGTCTTACTTGATTAGTTCCACCTACTCCTTCTGCCCTCATAGCCATTAAAGTAGATAAATCATTATAATCAGTTATATCTCCTCTACTATTATAAAGATCATAATTTTTAACCATCTTGTCAATCATCTCTTTATCTAATTGACCAGAATAACCAGCCATCATATCAGCTATGCTCTCATACCACTCACCATCTTTGGCTGCTTTATCTTTTTCAGAAACTTTATGATTAAATAAATTTATTCTGTTTGTATCTTGTTTCCTATCTTTAAAATTCATAGTAGAAGCTATTATTTATTTGTTTTTCTTTTTGTATAAAATATTGATCAATCTCATCATATTTTTGTCTTTCTTGTTCTTGTTCTATTGGTTCATCAGTTTCTTGAGAAAGCCATAAAGCAAGAATCATAGCAGATCTTAAATGGTCATAGTTACCTACACCAGAATATAATTCAAGTTCATTTAATAATCTTAAACTATAAATATGATCAATGTTTGTTTCAATAGCTATTCCAAATTCATTTTCTTTTCTTGGATTTAATAACCATTGTCTTAACAATTGTATTGAATGTTCCTGTAACGTTTTAGAAGACATATCAATTCCAACTTCATATTTAAAAGATGGATTTTTTAATATTTTACCAATAGCTACAGTAAGTGCTGGTTGTAACATTGAATACTTATTTTGCATTTCTGCATATCTTACTATATCTGATATGTTTGTTTCTGGTAATATTTTAGCATTATAATAATGAGCTAACTTAATTGCTATCTCATGCATATCATTTACTTTATCTAATCTACCAACATATTCAGCTACAACAGTATCTTGTAATCCTGATTCCCACATGTTAGAAGAAAATCCTTTATATACAATAATTGAACATAATGATGTTCCACCATTATCATCTTTTACTGGGTCATAAGTAATCTTGTACAAAGATCTTTTGTAAGTAGGATTTGGTATATTAGCTGGTGGATGTTCATAAATAACTATTCCAGAAGTAAAATCATTTTGATATTGTGTAAGATCATAAGTTAATATAGGTTTCATTTTTCTTTCAATATCTGGAACCCATCTTACTTCATTCTTTTCTTTAGTAGTATATTCTAATTTACCAATACTCCAAATCTTCTCATGATATTTGTATATATCAAGATCTGTTTTTCTTGCTCTAATTTTAACAACTGGAAACTTTAATCCAGCTTTAGACATAAACATTTCAGATGGAACAATAGGTCTGTTCATCATCTCATCATCTATCAATGCAGATGAATCAGATTGAGCTAATAAAGCCCTAAGCTCCATTATATGTTCATATGCTTCTTCTACTTTTGTATTACCATTCTCATCTCTAAAGTCTTCATCAGCATAATATGCTGGTAAGAACCTACCTATTTTCTTTCCTCTACCTTCATAGAAATCATCAAATGCTAACACATCATATTCTTCTGGATTCTCAAACATTCTTTTAATACCAGCTAATTTTTCCATATTACCTGAAGTACCAAGAATAAATAATGTACCAAACTTATTAGATCTTATCATTGCATTCTTAGCAGTACCATAGAAATCTAATATGTTAGAAATCAATCCACCTTCCTCCAGGACTTGTAAATTATTCCTTTTACCAGCAGCTACATTTGGATTTTCTGTAGTAATAGTCTTATGTGCTAAAGTTGTACCAGTTCCAGATATGATCCATGAGTTACCTCTCTTCTCTTTAAACTTTTGAGTAAGTGGTACTTTAGCTCCAGATGTTGTACTACCTACAGATTCTTTATGAAAGAAACCAGGAAAGAATACTTCATCTGTACCTGACTTATCTGTATAAGATCCAACACTTGTGTGTATGTAATCTTGAGTTAATTTAATCTTAGTCATTAAATCATCACTCTTTTCTGCTATAGATGCAGAAAGTAATAATTCAATTGCTGATGGTTTTTGTGTTAATAATAAATCATGTGATTTAACACCATTAAAATACCATTCATGATTTAAACAAGATCCTGCAAAGAATGACTTACCACCACCCCTAGTTCCAAAAAGCATATAATTCTGAGCATTATTTTCATATACTGGAACACCTAATGGTTGTTTGTATGTTTGTTTTAATGCCTCTATTGGATCTATATACTTCTTATATTTTCCATTAGGTAAAGTAACATGTTTAAACTTCTCAAGTCTTATCTTCTCTTTAGCATTTAACTTCTTACCTTTTTCAATCTTTTCAATTAACTTATTACAAGTAAATTCAGAATTAACATAACCTGAAAAACCTCTACAAGTAAAGTAATCAGTTCCCATAATCCAACCAACATCTGTTAGTATTGGAGATATTTCTGTAGTTGAGTTTGTTTCTTCATCTTCATCAATTATCTTACATATATTAATATAGAAATAAAGCTGTGGTGGCATAAACCTCCAATTACCTTTAGTTTCTTCTACCCATAATCCTTCAACACATCTTTTTTCTTGTTCTAACCAATAAGATTCATATTCTTCTTGTTCTTCCAAAGGATGATAAACAGGATGTTCCTGGAAATAGAAGGGTTTTCTATTTAATATATCTGGGAATAATTTGTGTGGTTTCATTTATATCTTTTATCACTAAGGCTAAGGTTACCTTTCCCCTGAATAGTATTAGCTTCTCCTTCTGTTTCAGCTTTTACTTTCTTTTCTATATCTTCTATAGTTGCCCAAAAGGGTTTAGCTTTCTCAATAAGTTTAAATAACCTATCATCATCTGCACCAAACTTAAGACTTGTCATATAAATATCAAGTTCTCTAATCTTATCTTTCCATGTCTTTAAAGATTTCTTAGTTTCACTAAGAGTTAATTCATTATAAGTATATATTAAATCCTCATAATCTTCCCATTTAAAGTCAGGTATGTTAAGATAGTTCTTTTCTATTTCAGATCTTCTTTTAAGTCTATCTCTAAACTTTAAGTAAAGACCACTATTTAAATCTTCACTAAGATAAATACCCCACATAATCTGTGAGGCATTATCATTAGATTCCCTAAACTCCTTAAATTCAGATATAATTCTAAACTCTTGATTTACATCAAAGAAGTCTTTATCAAGATTTAATTCAACTTTTAATTTAGACATAATGACCTGTAACAGTTATTACAAAATGTGTTTTATTTTCCACATTATAAAATGAATTACCATCTTTTTCTACCATTAGTGGTTGATCATCATCTAAGAATACCTTAATGTGTTTAGTAATCTTTCCTGTAGCACCAGGTGTATATTTAGCTATAATCTTATTTCCTTCAGATCTAAGATTAGCTGTACATCCACAATCTGGTTTATATCCAACAATTGGTGATGGTAGATTTTTAATTGTCCATTCTACCATATATGAGGAAACTTCTTTGTTTCCTTTTAATTTGTGATAAGCTGGAACTGTTCCTAAATCAATAGTTACAGATTCCATTATCTCATTTGCATCTAATACTCTCATACTAATTTACCTTTAAATTCTAATAAAAATTTGATTTGATATTTAATTTTATATTCTTCCCAATCTTCTTTTGACCTAAATGGTCCCCATGCATTACATGTACATGATTCTTCTCTAAGTAACATTTTACCCCAAGTATCACAAGTACATCCTTCACATCCTTGTTTACCAATACATACTGCTTTTCCTGGATAATCTGGATGATTATCTATTACTAAACAATCTTTACATCTTAAAGATCTGTACATTAATTGTTCAATAATATGTAACTGACTCATTTCTGTTTCTCTTTCTTTCAATGCCATTCCATTTAAATAAGCAAACCATTTAACTGGATTTATTAAATCAATTAACTTAATACCTTTAATTCTCCAAGCCATTTCTTTTTATTTCTTTTAATGGTCCATCAATATTAAATTTATTTTCCCAATAAGATGTCCATATAAAACCTATATAACAAACTAAGAGGTACATAACAATTACCAATATTCTACTTATTAATATACCAGGCATTAATAATGAATCTGTTGGAAGACCCATTACCATGTAATTACCTAATTTAACTATACCAAAAAGAGTTATTACCATTCCTGGAATATAAGTAAAAACATATTTTTCTAAATTATTCATTTTCATTACTTTTCTATTTTAGCAATTATAAATGACTGTGGAATAAGATAAGTAAGTGCATCATTATCAGTATAATCTACAATAGATGATCTAAGATTATATTGATCCCAATCTGAAAGATTAGAAATATACATAGGAACATCTTTAAGTTCAGGTAATCTTGAAGGATCTACTCCTGTACCTCTTTCATTGGCTTTTTCAACAAGTTCTTGATATCTTGGATTTTCTTTAACACCAGTAATATGATCTGTTAATTTAACAATATCACCTACTTCTATCATATCAGAAAACTCTTGAGTAACATTACCTAATGCAATAACTTTAGCATAAGAAGTGATTCTTGTAATACCATCTTGTGATTCTTCAGGAATATAAATACCTCCTTCGGTTATGTTATTAGTTAACTTCCTATCCATTAACCTAAATATTCTAACAAGTACATCTCCTTTTACAAAACAGAATTTATTATAGTCTTCTAAATAAGACTCATCTTTAACAAATTCATCATACTGTTCAATATATTGTTTAGCTAAATGTTCTTTCTTTTGTCTTTCAAATTCAACATCTTGTTCTGCCTTCTCTTTCTGTTTCTTTAGAAAGGTTTCATAATTCTCTTCAGATATAATCTTATTCTCTGGTAAGATTAACTTACTATCTTTTTTAGGCTCTCCACCCATGTAAAATGATTTACTACTTTTAATTTTTGGCTCTGCCATTTTCTATTGATTTTAATTTTGATTTATTAATTTTTGTTCTTCAACCCACTCCCAGGCTTCATCTCTTTCATGTTCTATTGCAGAACTAAACCACTTTACCATTGATGAAGTAGGTTCTTTCCATTTAACTTTCTCCCAGTCAATGTCTGTTTCTTCTCTAATCATTTTAAGACAAGCATTGAATCCATAATTAATTTTATGTCCTCTTGTTGGAGGAGTTTTTAATTGTTCTTCAATTCTTTTTCCATGTTCTTCATGAGCTAGTCTAAGAGCTTCAGATGGATATTCTCCATAAAGCTCTTTTAGCTTTTCTTTCTTTTCTTGATTATTGAACATTCTTTGATTTATTAATTTGTTTAAATTCTCTTTTTTGATTATATAAGATATTTGTTTTATCTTCAAACTCTTCTCTAGTAATCTTACCATCTTTATACTTATTAATGAAGTGTTTTAATCTGGCTATTACTCTTCTTTCAGTTGTATAAAAACTACCAAAGTGATGTAATAATATTTTATTAGCATCTTTAGGACTTGTTAATTCTTGTTTAACTGAAATAAACATATGTCTGATTACCTTACCAACATCATCATAAGATACTCCTAATTCATCTGATACTTCTTTAAATATCTTATGAATAGTTTCTGATTGCCAAAAAGAATGCTGCTTAAATATCATATGACAAAGATAATTCAAAGTTTGTAATATTATTACCTTTCTTTAAAAAAGGTGGAATATCTAATCTTCCTTGTGCATCTATCATTAACCATTTCTTCTTCTTAAGTTTAGACTTATAAATATACACTCCTCTGTTCTCTACTGATAGTCCTTTAATCTGTGTTAACTTCTTAGTAACTTCAGATGAACTAATATCCATTCCCATATTATAAAGATAAACTAAGTTACAAAAGAATACTTTTTCTTTCTCAGTTAATCTATTTGCTTTAGGTATAGATTGTAGTTCATATATAGAAAACAATTGACTTATATATTCTATCCCATATGTTGGATATTTAAAATTAAACTTAATCATGACATCATTATTAATTGATTTATATTTTCACAAACATGATTATTTCAAATAAAGTTCATATCTTTGTTTAAAATTTTAAACATATAATTATTTTAAACATGGTGTACTTCACAAAAAATAAACACATTTACTTTAATGATGCTGGAGAAACATATCTTTCAGTCACTACTTTTCTTAAAAGATTCAAAGAAGAGTTTGATGCAGAGTATTGGTTAAACTACAAAGCATTAGAAGCTGTAAGAAATAACTTCATAAAAGATCCTGAGACTGGTAAGTATGCTAAGATGCCTGGATTCTTTAAATCAGTAGTTAAATATCCTGATGTATCACTTGCTGTTAAACATCAAGAAAGAGAATTATTTGAACAAACTAAGTTAGAACTTAAAGATCAATGGAAAACTAATGCTGAAACAGCTACTGACTTTGGAACCTCATACCATAAGATGAATGAAGATAGAGATAATGCTTCTGGGATAGTTTTGAACCCAACTAACAATACTGGATATTTTGTTGATCCATTAGTAGATTGTCCAGAAGATAACTGTACCAGATTAATTTTACCAAATCATTGTTATCTAGAACTACTTATACACTCAGACAAACATATGATTGCTGGTCAATCAGATAAAGTATTCTTTATCAATGATATAGACTTTCAAATAAGAGATTTCAAAACAAATTCAGAGCTGAAGAATACTTCTTTTAATAATAAAAAGATGAAGTTTCCATTTAATACTCTTGAAGATCATACAGTTAATCACTATGCTATACAGTTAGGATTATATGCTTACATGCTGGAATTACAAGGGTATGTATGTACAGGATTGTTTATAGATCACTATGAAAAACCTATTGAAGTAAAATATTATAAAGAAATGATAGAAGAAGCTATGAAGATTAGAGAAATAGAATTATCTTTGTCTTAAAATAAATAATATGAATAATGAACCAATAGGAAAATCAGACTTTAAGAAACTTAAAGATGCTGTTGAGAAAGGAGGAGGAAGTTTAGAAATGTTTGAAGAATATTTTGAAAAACTATGGAATGCAAACAAACCTAAAGAAAGAGAAATAACAATGTGGGTTGATCTTAGGGGATATGCCAGGTATCAATCAATGTTATATAAACAGTTTAAACCAGAAGCTACTGATAAAGAAGTAGAGGAATACAGACTTAAAATGATAGAAAAACTAAAACAAGAAAAACAAGAATTAAATATTTTAAATAAATAAACAAATGATGAATCCAAAACACATAATTAGCAATACTGATATAGTATCTGTTAGTTATAATGTACCAACCTACAAGATTACTGAAGAAGGATTAGTAGATGCTGGTAATATTAATATTGACTTCTGTAAAGGAAGTAAAGACAATTCTACTATCCCAAGACAGGAAGGAGTATTAACTGAAACATTACTTGAAGTATGTAGGCAATATCTTACAGGAGTTAATGTGGGAGAAATGGCTAGTAGAGAAACTTCTATGGCTATTACTAAAATAGATGAAGCTCTAATGTGGATAGATAAAAGAAGACAGGATAGAGAATTAAGAAATGTATTATCAACTTATAATAAATAAATAATGAGCAATAGATATATAACTAAACCAGAAGTAATAGAAGCCATACAATATGATGGTACTAATGCTGACAAATTAAAGAACTTAGATGTAGATGGATCATCTATCTTAATAGATGGAAAGGGATTATACCTTAGACATTATGATGTAGAAGATTTTTTATTGTGTGAAGAAGGTATTGGTAAAGGAGATTGGTTAGTAAGATATGATGATGGTGAAACATTAGAATTATTTACTGACAATGAGTTTAAAGAATGTTTTACTAAACAAAAAGTATCTAATTATTGGGAAGATGTAATGAAAGATGCTATTATACCATCTGTTAAACTTAAAGAACCTGAAGATAATGATCTTGGTATGATATTAATGATAGATGTGGATAGTATTCCAGAAGGAGCCAACCCAAAAGATTATTGTGAAAGATTTATAAATATAGCAGATAAAGATTTACCCAAAGGCATGAAGAGAATTAATCTATCTGATAATGAACAACAGAAAGAATGTAATAAACAATTGAAGGATCTTAATAATGTTAATGATAATATTGGTAGATGGTCAGAACCTACAATTACAAATAATGAATATTTAAAAAAATTCAAAGAAGAGAGAGAAGTAAATAAAAGGATTCAGAATTATTTTCAAAAAGAAGATACTACTCCATTTACTAAGTTCCTACAATCATTAAAGAAATTAATTAAAGAAGTAGAAGATGATACCAGCAAGTGATGTAGAAGTAGAGAGTATATTAATAGGAGAATCTTGGTATGTAAGATTAGAACATATTCCAACAGGAACATTAATATCTGGAGTATCTGAAAGTGAATATATGGCTAAAGAAATAGCTTTTGAAAAATTAGTAAACAAATTAAAACAAATAAAATATGAAATTGATTAAATTTTTTACCAGTATATGGAACTGGTTTGTAGGATTATTTAAATCTAAATGTGAAATGGAAGAGGTAGTTGAGGAAGGAAAGTTAGTTACTATTGTAGATCTTGATAAAGATCCTTATCAAGAGCTTAATTGGTCTGAAAAATTTAAAGCAGATAGAATAATTAAAATAGGAGTTGATAACACGCCTGTTCCAGAACCAAGACATGACTACAATAGTAAAAATGGAGTAGTAGATATGGGTACTATAGAACTTGAAACAGAAGTAATAGTAACAGATGCTGACATGAAAGCATTAGAAGCTACTGGTAGACTAGAACAATTTGAGAAAGACTATGGACCAAAGATTCCTATTTCAATGGATGCAGAAAGATTAGTAGGAACTCCATTTGAAAGACTTACTACTCTATCTTTTGAAACTGCTCTACAAGAAGTAGAAAAAATTAATAAACCTAAAAGAAGGTATAATAAAAGGAAACCTAGAGCTGGTAGTATGACTGAGAAGCCTAAAGCAGCAACTGATGAACAAAAACAAATTGTTAAAGAAGAAATTCAAAAGGTAGTAGCTAATAATAAGAAAAAAAGAAATTACTATAAAAAGAAATCCAATGTCTAAATTATATCTATTTAGTAGTGTTACCACTTGTCCTCCCTGTAGATTCTTAAAACAAGCATTAGATGGTGAGTTTCCAGGATGGTTAGATAAGGTAGAATATATAGATCCTACTGGTAAAGTATCTAAAGAGATAGAAGGATTGTTATCTAAACATAAAATCTATAAAATACCAACTATGTTTACTGAAGATAAGATTATTGGTAGTGGATTTGGTCCTATCTATAACCACATAAAGAGTTTATATTAAAGTTTAAAAGGTTATTAAATTGAAAAAGCCAGAGTTGTTTAAGCTCTGGCTTTCTTGTAAGATCAACTAACATGTGATCCTTACATACTCTTTAAAAAGACTCCCTCA